CAAATGAATCAGCAGCCTCAGCCGGTTCTGGTTTTCGATATCCAGTCTGGACAAATCAAGAAAAAAATCACCATACAGAAAGATGCGAACGGGAACATTACCGGCGCCATCTTAGAACCGAAGTCAATCAATTAAGGAATAGCCATGCCTAAGAGTACAGATGCCTGCAACAAAATCCTGAACCTGATGTATCGCGCAACTGCGTGGGCGAACGTCGCAGACAATGCGGCCGCATCGCCGCTTACGAACGTCTATGTCGCGTTGCATACCGCTACCCTGACCGCAGCGACCAACTCTCAGGAAGAGAACGAGGTGGCATATACCAACTATGCTCGGCAAGCTGTTGCTCGTTCTACTGGTTGGAGCGCAGGTTCCGGCGGATCGACAAATAACGCCGCGCTGTTGCAGTTCCCGCAGTCCGGTGCTACTGGCGCCACGCTTGCCGCCGTATCGACGGGAACCACCGTGTCAGGCGCAACTCCGGTGTGGCACTACGGCACGCTGAATAGCCCGATTACCATCGGCGCATCGGCATCTATCACGCCACAGTTCCTTGCCAATGCTCTGGTAATCACTGAATCGTGATATTCCAGCAATACCCCTACCTGTATTCCTGCTCCACCTGCGGGAAGAAGGCAAAAGTAAGCCTTAAAGGAGTGAAACGCACATGCAATCACACGACAACGATCAATGCGCCGCGCAAAGTGATTCTGACGGGCGACGGAACGCTGAACAATCAGCCGCTCAAAGTTCGGATCGAGTGGAATGTCCGCAAGTTCCTGACGTGGCTAACCGGACGGTGTGTCTGAGTGCCGGCCTGACAGGCAAGGGCGGGGCCGCAGGCTAATGGGGTTCGCTAACGTCTCGGAATGGGCATCCTGCATGGACGCAGGTCGATTTCATATCACCACATTCCGCAAACAAGTTGCGTCTGCGGCAACCGTGGCGAATGACTTTGTCGATTACACCTATTTTGCGGGAAATCCGGTAGCCAACTTCTACGCATCTTCCCCGTTGGAAGCGGCGCACATTGAAGCCAACAAGGGCATCCATTTGCGAGACGTTGGTGATTCACAGTACATCAAGGATTTCTGTGTGATGACCGTTGCCAGCTCGGCAACCGGAACCAGCAACCAGAACCAGCGCCTGCTGCTTGCTGACTACCTGATGTATTACCCGTTCGTGGATACCGATGCCATCGGCGAGCAGCAGGACATGGTGCAAACCGTAACCTTGCCTCGCTATGCGACAGAAGGCGGCCAGATCATGTGCGTGGCGCAGTCTGCTGCCTCAACCGTTGGGACATTTACGCTTTCCTACACCAATCAGGACGGCGTTCCAGGTCGCACTACGCAAGTAACTTACACCAAGGCTGTGTCCGGCGGGGGGGCCATCGTTACGTCAAACACCAACAGCGTTGCCGGTTCGCTTCCGTTCGTCGGTTTGCAAGCTGGTGACAAATCAGTTTTGTCTGTCGAGTCTTGCACCTTCTCTTCTCCTGGTGGCGGTCTGATGGCAATTGTGATTGTCCGTCCGATTATGCACACGCGGGCAACTCAGGAATGCCGCCGTACAACGACCGGCAACCTCGAAAGCTACGGGGCAGCGACCCATATGGAAGCACTCATTCACATGCCAATCAACGAAGTCAAGCGCGGTGCCGTGCTAGGCGTGATTGGCCTAGGAAACGCCGGTTCTCTGGCGTCCTCAATTCTTACTGGCGTCCTGACGACGCAATGGAGCATCTGACATGGGCTTTACCAGCATTGACGACCTTACGAACCAGATCACCAACAATGGAAAGTCAGATGGGTTCATTTACCAGAAGAACTTTCCTGCGGCTGGTACGGCTGGTCACTGGCAGCACCTGATTAACGCTGCGGGTTCTCCGCCTGCTGCGACGTTCGGTGGAACGGAAGCGACATTCACCGCAACGGACGGAACCTGGAGCGAAGGCGCGGTGCAACTCGGTGGCGATGTTGATCCTGCGACCAAGCATCTGCTTGCCGCAGGGGGAAGCATTGTTGCTGCTGCTGGTGCGCCGTGGTTCGTCTATCCGGTTGATCTTGTTGGCTACGTCAAACTCACCACGACCAACGTAACAACCACCGGCACCAAGACGGTAACGATGACGCCGATCAGCAACACGTCCGCTAAGGTGGATCGTTACGCCAATGGCGAAGGATTGCGCATGTTTGTCGCTGCTTATGCTGCGATGGGTGCCAATGCTCCGACGATGCAGATCACCTACACAAACAGCGCAGGCACGGCCAGCCGGGTAACGACATCTGGTTGTGTATCGACTGCATCCGCTGCCAGCGGAACTATCCTGAATTCCGGCAATGCGGCCAATAAATACGGGCCATTCTTGCCGCTGCAAGGCAATGATACCGGCGTCAAGGACATTGAAAACCTGATCTGGGGCGGCACTGCCCATGCTTCCGGGTCGGTCATCATTGCACTGTGCCGGCCAATCGTTTCTCTCCCGATCCCGGTTCCGGCAACTGGCCTGTTCAACCTGTTCGATTACGTCAATACGATCCCGAGCTTCCCGAAATTGCCAGACGGTTGCAACCTGCAATTCCTGGTATTCAACACGGCAGCAACGACCTCAGGCGGAACCTTCTACGCAAGTGGTCAGTATGGTTGGGGCGGGTAATGGGATTGCTTGGCAACGGCTTCCGGCATAACCTGACTGGCCGGATTACGACGGCCACGACGGCGATTGATGGAACTAATGCCTCGGTGATTCCGGCCAGTTACAACATGACGCCGTTTCGTCGGAACATGCTTGCAGGTAGTGGAATTGCCGAACAAACGGCATCTGTGCCTGACGGTTGCCGCCATCCTGTTGCATGGCTGATGCCGCGCAAAGCTGGCGGATTGTCTGCACGCAATACCATTGCCGGAACAGGAACAGCGTCAGCCTCGGCACAATCCGGTTACAACATATCTGGAACGATAACTGGCGAAGGCGACATTCCGAACACGGTAAGCATTGGCCTGATCGTCAGCATCGCCGCTGCGCTCACTGCCTCGGGTGGTATCAGCAGCGCAACGATCCAGGCGCTTGCATCGATGGTCGCGTCGATTACCGGGTCGGGTTCTGTATCTGCTACTGCTGCCGGACTTGCCGAGATTGGCGCCATTCTCTCAGGTTCTGGATTCATCACCGCAAATAACACCGCCTTGATGAGCATCGCTGCAAGCATTCGCGGCTATGGCGACCTGACGCCGGAAGGAATCCGGGATATGGTCTGGTCAAAGATTGTAGAAGCGGGTTTCAGCGCAGAAGAAATCCTGCGCTTGCTGGCAGCCCATGCCGCTGGTAGTGCGACCGGGCTAGAAGGAAGCAACCCGCAATTCACCGGATTGGACGGCACGACCATACGGATTGACGGCACCTATTCAGGCGGAACGCGCACAATTGACGCACTGAACGGCGAATAACATGGCCGGAAAGTGGGCTGGCTCATGGCTTGGAAAATGGGCTGGTAAGTGGTTCGGCTCTAGCGAATCAAGCGGCTATGTTGATCTGTCCGCAACGCTATCAGGGGCCGGGTTTGTTTCCGCCGACCTATCCAGCGAAGGACAGGCTACTCAGGATGATTCCGGCGGGCTGCTCAAGGTTCATCGCGAGCGTTTGGCGAAGGTTCAACAGGCCAGGCTGAGGCAGTATCAGCGGCTGCTTGAAGAACAGAAGCGACAAGAAGAACTAGCAGAAGAAGCGGCAAATCTTGTCATTGTCGAGATTCCAAAGCCTGATTATTCCGAGCTTGTTGCACTTGCAACGCCGAACCAGAAACCGGAAGAAGCGTCATTCGAGATTTCGCCAGAACTCGTAGCGAAACTGGCAAGCATTCGTCAGGTAGCAATTGAGCAAGTTGATATACCAGAGATTGCACCGGAGCATCTTGCGCTCATCCGAAACAATGACGACGCGCTGGCAATGATCTTGATCTATTGTGGATTTGAGGAAGAGGCTTAAACCTTCGCCGCTTTGATTCTTGCGCGTATCCACTTGGCACCGCCAAGAATCGCCAGCTTGTCGCGCTCTGATCTGGTCATGCGGAAGCAGGCAGTGATTGTTTCCTCTGCCTGACTCAATGGCTTGCGCCCTTGGCCCCTTCCGGGTCCGCCACGTTGTGTAGTCATGCCGAGAATCCACCCATGCGTGCTTCAGCAATGGCCTCATCCTTGGTGTCGTGCAGCATGTAAAAACACGCTCCATCATCCCACCAGAAATCATTGCGAACGCAATCCCCAAAGTCTGTCATTTCGAGGCGATCCGCATTGATGATGGAGCGACCAACGGCCATCGCCGTAGCGGCCTGAATTTCAGTGAAAGACATAGTGTTAAGAGTCGCCGCCATTTTATTTCTCTCGTTTGTTGCGTTATCTGATGTGTTCATTGTAATGCTTTTTCAAACACTGTCAAGTATTTTTTAGGTCACTATGCAAACAGTCAATGAGCAACTAGCGCATGAGGCAATCGACCACTCAATCGACTTGACCAGGTATAGCAACAGCGTCATCCGCCGGATAATCGCCCTGCTCAATCGCACGGACAACGATCTGTTTCAGCAGCTATCCGCAGCCCTTGAGCGACTGCCAGCCGAATCATTCACCGTGGAGCGACTGGATTCGCTATTGCAGAGCGTCAGGCAGATGAATGCGGCGGCCTATCAGCAGGTAAGCCAACTAATCGAGACTGAGCTAAAAGACCTCGTGCAGTATGAGGCGGCGTATCAATACCAGTTGTTTGCAAGCACATTGCCGGTGCAAGTATCGGTCGCTGCGGTCAATGTCGGGCAGGTGTATGCGGCGGCACTAGCAAGGCCGTTCCAAGGAACTCTACTCCGCGAAGCATTATCCGGGTTGGAAGCGAACAAGGCCCGCATGGTGCGGGACTCTATCCGCATCGGCTATGTTGAAGGCCAGACCATTCAGCAGATCACGCAGCGCATCATGGGAACGCGGGCGCTGCAATATACCGATGGCCTGATGGAAACTTCGCGCAGGGATGCGGCGGCAATGGTGCGGACGGCGGTCAGTCACACGGCGAACTTCACACGCACGAAGTTCTATGAAGAAAACAGCGATCTGCTGAAAGGCGAGAAGTTTCTGGCTACGCTCGATTCTAAGACCACCATTCGCTGCGCCAGCCTTGACGGTCAGATATTTCCGGTTGGCAAAGGTCCGATACCGCCTATCCATTGGAATTGTCGGAGCACAAGAGTCGGAGTTGTTAAGAGTTGGAAAGAATTGGGGATTGATTTGCCTGAATCCGCAGTTAGCACTAGGGCGAGTCTTGATGGCCAGGTTCCCGAGGACATGACCTATTCAAAATGGCTGCGCGGGAGAAGTGCAGAGTTCCAAGATGATGTATTGGGCGCTGCAAGAGGAAAGTTGTTCAGGGCAAACAAGATAGAACTAGACCGTTTCGTTGATAGAAACGGGCGCATGATGACATTAGACCAATTGCGTAAAAAGAACTCTGAAATGTTCGCAAATGCTGGTATGTAAGCGTTAAAATGAACGAGCCGCAAAGGTATGGGGATACCAATGCAGCTCTAACCAATCTGACTGTTAAGGAGTCAAAAGTGGCTGATGTCAATCATCGCATATGTACAGTTTATGGTCTATGTTCTGAGTCCGATGAATCAATAAGGTACGTTGGTCAGACAACAGTAGATATTGAACGAAGATTGCGGCAGCACATCAAGCATTCGCGCACAGCGCCAAAGCCTGTATATCGAGACAACTGGATAAATTCAGTCATCAGAAACGGCGGATCGATCAAAGTTGTTGTGTTGCAATACGGAGCCACATGGAATGTGAGCGAACGTTATTGGATAGCAAAGCTAAAATCCGAAGGAGCAAAACTAGTAAACTCTACCTCTGGTGGAGAAGGTTCATTAGACGCGCCAGAGGAATTGAGGGAAAAGATAAGAGCATCCGTCAAGATGCTTTGGAAAGACTCGGGATATAGGGCAAAGGCAGCGGGATCAAGAGTTGGAGTTCCTTGGTCCGATGCTCAAAGAGCAGCTAGATTTTCAGTTTCACAAGAAGTAAGAAGCGAACGCGCAAGGGCCGGAAGGTCGCGTATGTCACAAGAACGCAGATCAGAAATATCGTCGTTAGCAGCAAAAGCTTCATGGGAAAAGAAACGGTTAGAAGGAACTGATTGCGGAGTTCATGCAAACAATGCAAAGCTTGATGATGATAAGGTACGTGAAATTCGCAGCAGGAATAAATCTGGTGATAGCGTGAAGGATCTAGCGCGCGAGTTTGAGATGTCTGTTTCAGGAATTCACAAGGTGTTACGAAATCAGACATGGAAGCATGTCCTATAATTCTTGAATGGCTGACATCAAGCTAATCTACTCCAACGCCAAACCCGAGAAGCCGCGCAAGGTTCGCCAGCTTCCCAAAGTTTCGCCATTCTGCCCGCTGTGCCAATCGAACGCATGGATTACGATCAATCTAGGGCCAGCGAATATGGAAGGCATGAAGGCCACGCGGGTTAGGTGCTGCGTTGTTTGCTTGTCGAAAGGAAAAGTTACCACGTGGTAGCTATAAATTCCGCTTATTGACATATCAAAATGATTAGCGGATAATTTTCTCGGGGATACATTCGCCCAAAGTTTCCAAAGCTCGCTCCGGCGGGCTTTTTTCATTTGTACAAAACGCGAAACGCCTAGAACGTTGGATATTCCGATAGTGCTGGCCTGAAAAGGCGATGCGCAAACCTTCGCGTTACTGTTTCACAAAGCTCGCCATCTTCGGATCGCGGGCTTTTTTATTGCCTGATTTCCGGATGGATAGGGCGCTAGGTCTGGATAGACCGTTAAGGCCGGATGGCCGGGAGTATTACCCAATGAAGCTGAAAATCGATAGCAACGGTAACGTGGTTGTCTCTGATGGCAAGCCGGTTTATGTCGCCGATGATGGCAAGGAAATCGCCTTCGACGTGGCAGGAACGCAGGCAACGATTAGCCGGTTGAATGGCGAAGCGAAAAGCCACCGGGAAAGGGCAGAAGCCGCTGAGAAGTCGCTGAAAGCCTTTGAAGGCATCGCCGATCCGGTCGCCGCAATCAAGGCGCTGGATACCGTTTCGAATCTCGACGCGAAGAAGTTGATCGACGCTGGCGAAGTGGAGAAGGTCAAAGGTGAAATCACCAAGGCTTTCGAGGCCAAGCTGACGGAAGCAACGACCAAGGCGCAGACGCTGGAACAGGCGCTCTACGGTGAAAAGGTTGGCGGGTCTTTTGCCCGTTCCAAGCTGATCGCCGAAAAGCTCGCCATTCCTGCCGACATGGTGCAGGCGCGTTTCGGTCAGAACTTCAAGATCGAAGAAGGCCGCATGGTTGCCTACGA